AATGCAACAGGTTCAAATGCAACAGGTTCAAATGCAACAGGTTCAAATGCAACAGGTTCTAATACACCAACTACACCACCACCGACTGTTCAAATACCTGGTAGTGTTTCTTCTAATTATCCCAATGGTTTAACATACGAACAATTAGGTTTAGAGCCGGCCAAGATGAAAAATATTGGTGGTAGATGGAATTATGATGGTGATGTTGATTTATCAGCAAAAACAAATCCACTTACAAATAAAAGATTTACAGAAATACCTATACCGTTTGGTGTAGTAGCTGGTAATTTTAATTGTTCTAATATGGAAATTAAATCATTGAAGAATTCTCCAACTGAACTTGGTGGAACATTTAATTGTTCTGGAAACCAATTAGAATCCTTGCAAGAAGGTCCAAAGAAAGCAAAATCATATCTATGTAAAAACTCAGAATTAAAATCTTTAACTGGCGGACCAACTGAAGTTACAAGTGAATTTGATTGTGCTAACAACAGATTGGATACTTTAGTTGGTGGTCCAACTAAAGTTGGTTTTGCTTACCGCTTGGATGGAAACATAAAGATAACTTCATTGAGAGGTATTTCTGCAAATGGTACATTAAATCCATTAAATCAATTACAATGTGACAATTGTTCATTAACTGATGCAACAATATTTACAGGAATAAATGAAATAAAAACAAAAACATTTAATGGTGGTTATCAGCAAGATGCAGCAGATGGTACGGTAATAAAATTAGATGCTACAATGATAAAAGAAATTACAGGTGCAAAAAACATATACGTTTAATTGGAGATAAAATTTGGCTGGTTTTTCCACATATTCAATAACGGCAAATGACTTTATATTCTTAAAATGTTCAAAGGCAGTAGAAGAGAGTGGATTTTCATTACCACAAAATTTTAAGTTTATAGAATGTCCTGATGATCCGCATACAACAGAAGATGCTGCAAAACATAGAAAATTAGCAAAAGTATATTCAATAGCAAATATATATTGTTCTGGATTTGAATTAAAGTTAAGTGATAAAACAAGAAAATACTTAAACGGTTATGAATATATAGGCGATAATAAATGTCCTATTGTAATTTTAGAAAAAGATAAAGCACCTACCGAAGACGATAAACCAGCACCAACCGAAAACATTAATGCAAAGAAAATGTTTGAATCCACAACAAATTCTCCATTAACGTATGAATATTCACTGGCGGATGCAAGAACAACTGTATATGATGGTTTTACACAAAGTGTCAAAGACTCTATACTTAGTGGAAAATTTAATATTGACGCACTAAAAGAAAATGCAATAAACGCATTAAAAGATGCTGCACCTGGTGTTTTAAATTCTTTGGCTTCTAGTCTTGGGGTGGATGCAAAGACATTATCTGCAATAACAGATATTGTTGATTTTGTAGGTAGTGACAATATTATTAATGGTAACATTGACGCTATCAAGAAGAAATTATTAGAACAATTGGAATTAAAAAATTTAGTAGATATTGCATCAAAGCCAGAAATAACAGAAATGTTATCTAAAACGTTAAACGTTGGTAAAGACATTCTTACTAATTTATTTGATTCTTCAAAAAACATAAAAACATTATCTGATATAAAAACTATTGAAACATATACATCAACTGATAATGTATTTAAAATAAAAATTATTGATGAAAATTATTTAGATACACGAAAATCTTTGGATTTAATAGTATCCGCATCGGTATTATTTTACTCCGATGAAGATACAGATAGAATAGAAGGAGAACGTATAGCTAAAGGGCTTGCAAATGAATTTTTATCTTTACTCACACCAATAGATACAACAGTATCAGAAGATACTATGCCAGATCAAAAAGTTATTTCTAAAGGTACTTGGTTAACAACATTTAATAAAATTGATTACCGTATTCAAAAAGTTGCTGCTGTGGGATTGGGATTTGGTATAGAAGAAGAAGGTGTTACAAAACTTCAAAAATATATAGAAAATTTGAATAAATACCAACAATTGAATGAAAAATCTAATGAATTACGAGAAGGACTAAAAGATCACACGGAAACATTAGAAGAAGAAAATAGATATAATCCAGACGCAGAAAAAGATTATAAAGAAAAACATGGTCTTACTGATAAGCAATATGATGAATCATTGGGTATAGTTTATGACAGAGGTTTAGATAATCAACAGGATGAGGAATGTACACAAGACTGGGAACCGTCACAAGAACAGCCAGATCCAAATGATCCAAGTTATGTTATGAGACTTGATCCTGCATTGACTGTAAAGGATTCATTGGGGAATGTGATTTCATATAATGGTGATATTATATTGACTGGAAAAAGAAGTGGTATAAATCCACAAGATAATAATTCTTCTGATAATCAACTATTAAAATCTATACCATTTAAAATTAAAAATGTTAATGGTACATTTATATGTAAGAACATGGGATTAAAGAGTTTAGAAAATGCTCCAGATGTTGTAGAAGGTGATTTTGATTGTTCTGGTAACGAATTGGTTTCTTTAGATTTTGGACCAAAATCTGTTGGTGGAAATTATTTTGCTAATAAAAATAAATTAGAAAACTTAGATGGACTTCCAAGTTCAATAGGACAAAATTTGAATTTATCTGAAAATAGAATAAGTAGTTTAGAAAATTTAGGTTGTGGAAAATCATCAACAGCATTAGGTTGTCCAACTACTGTGTTTGGTGATGTTAATTTATATGATAATGATTTAACTTCATTGAATAATGCAAATTTGAACATTCGTGGTACACTCGATGTTAGTAAAAATGAATTAACCGATGCAACTATTTTTACGGGTATAAGTGAAGGATTGGGTGGTAAAAATGAGAGTTTCACTTCCGATATACGAGTTAAGAAATTCATTGGTATTAATCAACAACCAGACGGTGTTGGAAAACTAAGTAATAGTTTAATTGGAAAAACATTACAAATAGACAATATTATAGTTTGATAATTGGAGAAAGTAATGGAAGCGGATATTTACGTATTGGATGATATTGATAAAGAAGAAGTTAACATTACCATTGTTGACCAAAATTATGGTTCACAATTATTAGAATTTATTATAGATTCTGGAAGCATTGAAGATCCAGGATTTATTGATGATGGTGCTTGGTTCGATGTGAAGCCAGAGGTCCAAAGAACAGTTAGTGCGCAAAAACCAGGTGAAAAAAGTGCTGGAATAAGTGCAGGTGGTGGTAGTCCTTGTTTAAAACCAGGTTCAACAACTCCTGTTAATGCAAACGAAACAGCAACTCCAACTACCGGGGGTGGTGGAGCATCTGATGTTCCTAAACAAGATGAATCAGCAGCAATTGGAGCCGCTCAAGTTCCAATATTAGACGCTACTGGACAAGGTAGTAGTGGCACCTATAATAAAGTGAAATTTACAGGTTTAAAAAATGGATCTGGATGGTGGATTAGTCCTATAAAAAAGAAGATGGTAACAATACCTACTATTAAATCCAAGTGGCTTGTTACAATAGAAACATGGGCTGTTTTTACAAATGTACTTTTTGATATTCACAATGAAGTGGAAGACCTGAATTTGTTTACTACCGGCGACGGCCAAAATGAAGGTAGTTTTTTGGTAAGAGAAATTAAAAATCCAGACATCCCAAAAACAGGATGGCCCTCACCAAAATGGTCTAATCATTCTTCTGGAACTGGTGTTGATATAAATACTCATTTACATCCGTTTAAGACAATCAAAGACCCTACAAAACGTGGATTTTCACCACAACAACTTGCTAAGATTGACCAAATTTGTGGTGTACGATATAACGGCGGAATGTACCCTGCTTACAAATATAATGATGATATGCATTTTGAAGTAAAAATTAAACCAGCTGAATTAGCAAAAATTACTAAAGACTTAAATTTAGAAGTACGTGCAGCTGCAATACAAGCAGGAACCCTTAAAGCAAAAGTATATCCACCAAGTGTATCAGGACAAAAATCTTGGTAATTTATAATTATAATATATGTTATTTAATTTATGTATAGAGAAATATAAATGGCAGGTCCATTAGATCCAAGAGTAGAACTTAGAAGTAAATGGGGTAGATTCAAATCCTCAAAGAAAGCATTAAATGCACCACTTGTATTTTGTGCTGGTGGAATACCGTTAGGTACGGTCTTTGCTTGTTCTGGTGTAGCGTGTGTTGCACTTCCTGGTGAATATATGTGGCCAGAAAAAGAAGATGGAAGCAATGGGAGTCCATCTGACGCTGCTGACTATAAAGGGTATTCTATTTTAACAGATTTTCACGTTTATACACCAATGTACACATCTGGTGACAAAGGTTCAACTGGCAATCATTGGAAAAATTATAATGCTACAACGTTTGCAAAAGAATCTTGGAATGAATTACAATCTATTTTAACGATCCGCAATATAAAACCTTCTAAAAAAATAATTGTAGGTTTTTCGGGTGGTGTTGGTTTTGTAACAAAAAACATCGCAACTTTTGGTGGTAGTTGGACCTATTGGGATACTGTTTTACTTGCAGGGGCGTATGCTCCTCATCCTGAAGGAGCTGACCAAGTAAAACGAATACAACAAGCAAAAAAATCTAATAAAAATACATACTACTTTTCAGGTGGCTTAAAAGGTGCCGATGGTCCAGACGGTTTTGATAATCCAGGTTTTGATGAAACCGCAACACTCTATGGTAAAGATTTTATCAAAACTTCAGTAGGTCACATGGGATTAGTTCCTTATACCGCTACTTGGATTAAAAATAATGTGAAAGTTACATCTACCGGAGAAGCAGCAACACCAAGTGGTGCAGCAACAACAGGTACAGGTGGAACACCAAATACAACACCAACCGGATCAAGTGGTACACCAAATACAACACCAGCAGAAACAGGTCAAAAATCTAAACTTCCAACTATATGTGAGTTACTAGCACCACATTTACCAGCACAGGTAATTGAAGAATTACCTGCTCTTATTAAGAAATTTGATGTAACTACGATGAATCAAATGATTCACTTTTGTGGACAATGTGCACATGAAACTGGAAATTGGAAAAGTACGACTGAAACGGGAGCAAATGCTGGAGCTAGATATGAAGGGAGTGTAAATTTAGGAAATAATAAACCAGGAGATGGTGTAAAATTTAAAGGTCGTGGTTATATTCAATTAACTGGCAGATGGAATTACGGTCATTTTTCAAAGTGGTTAAAAGCAGAAGATTTAACACAATTTCCAGACTTAGTTGCAACTAAATATGCAGTATTATCTGCATTCTTTTTTATGAACGATAAAGGACTATGGACAGCAGCAAAAGACGCTGGATATAGTGATGCAGAAGTAACACGCATAACTAAGGTTGTGAATGGTGGATATAATGGTTTAGAAGAAAGAAAAAAATATACTGAAAAATTTAGAAAAATACTCGAAGGGAATAAATTTGTTTTATGTGGTGAAGTGGTTGAGGGAGTTATAGCGTCTTCGGTGACTGAATCAAACGGAACCAATGCACAAATAGCAACCGCTTCAGATGATTGTAATGATTTACAAAAAGAAGATGCAAAATTAAAAGCAAACGAATCACCAGAAGGTGCTAAAGTAGAAGAAGTAGCAAAAGATCCATTACCACCACCAAAAGATGAAACTCCTGTTAGTTTGGATGGAAAATATAACCATAGATTTTATATTTTACCAACTAAAGAAAATAAACCCCTTACATTAGCAGAGATGGTTGATAAAAAACAAAAATATTATAAAAGATATTGGGCATGGAGAACAGACGAAAATCCAGGATATGGAATTGCTGCAAACGAAAATAAGTTAGTATCGGATGATGGAAAACCTCTAATAAGTGCACTAGTTCCATACTGGCCACCACATAGTGGATCTTTTGATGATATTAAAGAACCAACCGTAGCAGGCAAATGGTTGAATTTAATAAAAGGGCAAAAAGATATTGAATCTTTTTTAGATGTTCCAATTTTGTTGAATGCTTATGATGTTGGTGTTTTTAATGATAACATAGGTTATGTTTTTGAAGCAGGTAATGAATTACACATGACTTTATTGGAAAAAGTTTTTCTTACAAACAAAGGTTCTCAGATTGGAATTGGTAACGCTGTAAATACAACAATATCAGATAAAAAAAATCAAGATTCAAGTTGGAGAGAATGGCCAAAGTGGTCTGGTATATGGGTTGAACATTGTTTGAAAAAATCTGGCTATACTTTATACGGTGATATAAGTGTAAACATCAATACTTACCATGAAAAACTTTTAAGTGGAAATAAGTTAATAAATTATCCTGGTAATAAAGAATGGAAATGGAAAGATTTGAAAGCAGCGGGTATCCAAGACCTTGTTTTTAAACCAAGTAGAATATGGCAAGATCCAGCAAATTTAAACTCAGACGAATTATTAAAGGATACTGGTGATATTGCAATATTTGTTGTTGAATATCACATAAAGAAAGATGGTACATTAACTGAAAGAGGACAGAAATTATTAGATAAAATAATATCGTTGAATTGGAAATTAGGAGTTATTTCTGCTGTAAAAAGTCACACGGCACAATCTAATCAGTTATACGCAGAGGTTTTGGTATATCTTGATAAAACTGGTAAGATTGTTACTTTTGGTGGTAATACAACACCACGGGGAGCAGATTCTATTCCAGGTGGTGGTCCATATCACATTGCTGTAAAAGAAACAAACTTCAAAGATTTTGCAATATTAGCGGGTGATAATTGGGTAAATGGTGCGGTATTTATTTCTAATATTAAATCTGGCGGAGATGGACACAGAGTTGGTGGTTTGGATTCTAAGATATATACAACAACTATATTCAAAGATTATTATAAAAGAGTAGATACTGAAAAAGGAAAACTAACAGGTAGAATGTATAATTTCTTATTACCGTATATTGACCAAAAACCAGCTGCACCTGCTCCTGCAAAAATAGAACCAGAAAATTCAAATGAAGTAAAACATACAAAAATAACCCCTGCTGCAAGGGTGGATGGGAAAGATGCAGGTGGGTTCGTAGAGGAATCGAGGGAAGATGCTTTAGCTAAAGGATTAATTCAGAAAGTACCAGGGCAACCTAACGAGGAATTACGAAGTACAGCAATGCCAGATTTTCTTGCAATGCGGGACGCTGCTAAAGTAGCAGGACATGCTATTTCACTTACTTCATCATTTAGAACATGGCAGGATCAAGTAAGAATATGGGGGGGATCAGGTGGAATACGAATAATGGATCCGAATAACCCTAAAGATAAAGGACTTATTAAAAGGCAAGGTATAGATCATTTGTCTTCTGGAGGTGATCCTGTAACTGTTGGTATACCAGTTGGTTATCATACAAGGAATATGACGAGCTACAGAGGGGGGTCTTTTCATCAAAGAGGTAGAGCTATTGATTTTCATTATGGTGAAACTTCAACTAGAAAATCAGCAACTAAACCAGCAATGGTGAAGTTATATGGTAGTAATTATCAAAAGTATTTAGATGGAGAACAAGGTCCAAATCAAAAATGGGTTCGTAAAAATGGACAAAAATATCAATGGTTTGGGTACTATGGTGAAATATGGCATTTTAATTATAAAGAGAATAATACAGGGGGAACTGTATAATTTATATAATATTAATGTCTATTGGTTTCCTTAAATTACTGAAAATATATAAAAATGATATTTATATTTTTAGATAGGTTATTATTAACAATTATTGAGTAGGTATTCAGATGGAATCAAATCAGTTTTTTAAGAAAATCCGAGAAATAATCAGAGAAGAAATAGATTACGCGTTGGATAAAAAATTAAATACTCCACCGGTAGTCAAAAAAAGTCAAAAAGAAACTATTGAGCATGGGTTATCTTTATTAAAACAATATCAAGATAAACCTAAACCTCAACAAAAACCAAAACAATCAAAGTCTGCTTATGGTTCTATACAAGATATTTTGGCAGAAACAAGAAGAACATTACAAGAAAGCAACGATTTAGACGGTGAATTTTCATTCACATCTGATATGGCAAGCGAATTTGGTAATTCTAAATACGGTGCTATACCACAAGGTGTTAATCCAAACGAAGTTCCATCCGATGTAATGAGTGCGTTAACAAGAGATTACTCTGCACTTGTTAAGAAAATGGATGAGAAAAAAGGGAGATAATGAGTGGCAACATTTAGAAGAAAAAGAGAATTTGTAAATCCTAATAATCCTAATATAAATTTGGGAAAACCAATTGGAGTTTTAATTCCATTTAATGCAGAATCAGGGATATTTAGACAAAGTTTTACAAATACTCAACAAGTTTTATCTAACTTGAAAAATCTTTTGTTGACTTCAAAAGGTGAACGGTATATGTTACCAACCTTTGGCACGGATATTCGTACTGTATTATTTGATAATATTTCAAGTGAAGACGAATTTACAGGCAGATTGAATTCTGAAATAGAAAGTGCAATTACAGAATGGATGCCGTTCTTAACAATTGTTCAATTGGAAACAATAATACCAGCAGTTGACCCACGATTAGACGATCCAGGTCATGCTGTTTCTATAAAATTAGTTGTAAAAATTAGTGGTACAAACATTTATCTACCTATACAGATATTTATATCGGATACAGGAAACTTACTAATACGAGAGGCAATCTATAATGGCTGATTTAGTTAAAAAAGACATTCGTTATCTTTCAAGAGATTTCTCTTCTTTGAAACAAAACCTTATTGATTTTACGAAAAATTATTTTCCAAATACATATCAAGATTTTAATGAAGCATCACCTGGTATGATGTTCTTAGAAATGGCTGCATATGTTGGTGATGTTTTGTCATATTATACAGATGTTACTCTTCAAGAAACAATGCTTTTACACGCAACTGAACGTGTAAACATATTAAATACGGCACAATCTCTTGGATATATGCCTAAAAATAGAATTGCTGCTAATGTAAAACTTGATGTTTTTCAAATAGTTCCTGCTAAAACTATAGTTTCTGCTAGTGGAAGTCAAGTTGTACCAGATTATTCATACGCATTTGCAATAGAACCTGGTATGGTAGTCGGTGCAACAACTAATTCTGGCGTTGAGTTTAGAACAGTTGATTTTGTTGATTTTAAATTTAGTAGTAATATTGACCCAACCGAAGTTACTCCGTTTGAAGTTGATGTAAACGGTGAAGTTTTATTTTGGTTATTAAAAAAATCAGTAAAAGCAATTTCTGGTAAAGTAGAGTATTTTGATTATGAATTTAACGATCCAAAACCATACGATAGAGTTGTACTGAATAATGCAGATTTTATAGAAATTTTATACGGTATTGATGACGATAATAATACTTGGTATAATGTACCGTATCTCGCTGCTGATACTATATTTAGTCCAGTTATAAATATTGCAAGAAATGATACAGAGTTATCCGCATATAGAGATGAAACACCGTATCTTCTTAAATTAAAGAAAGTTTCAAGAAGATTTACATTAAGAACAGTTGACCAAGGAATTTATGAAATACAGTTTGGTGCTGGTGTTGCTGACTTAGATGATGAGGAACTAATACCGAATCCAGATTTAATTGGAAGTTCATTAACTGGTATTGAAAGTTCTGTTTCTTTGGATATAGATCCTTCTAACTTTTTATATACTAAAACATACGGACTTGCTCCAAATAATACTACAATTAGAATTTATTATACAACCGGTAAGGGTATACAAGATAATGTTGCAAGTGATACACTTACCAGAATTTTAACTAGAAGTATTTTACTTGATGAAACTGGTCTTGATAATGTTTTATACACTCAGATAGTTGCAAGTTTAGCGGTTACAAATCCAAAGCCGGCCGTAGGTGGTAAAGCAGGTGATGAAATAAACGAGATACGAAATAATGCTTTAGCAAATTTTGCTTCACAAAACAGAGCAGTAACTAAAGAAGATTATATTATTAGGGCTTACACGTTACCTTCCAAGTATGGTTCTATTGCAAAAGCATATATTACAAAAGATACACAATTAACGGTTGAATCCATATATAATACGGAAAGAATTCAAAACAATTTAGCCTTAAATTTTTATGTATTAGGATATGATGCTAATAATAAATTAACTGTTATTAATGATGCAACTAAGGAAAACTTAAAAACTTATTTGAATTATCATAGAATATTAACAGATGCTATTAACATTCGTGACGCATATATAATTAATATCGGAATTGAATTTGATATAATAACTTTTCCAGATCAAAATAGTAATCAAGTTATATTAAGATGTATAAACCGATTAAAACAATATTTTGATGTAAATAAATGGCAAATAAATCAACCTATTATAGTTAGTAATATATTCACCGAATTGGATAGAATAGAAGGTGTACAAACCGTTGTTGATGTTAGGTTAACAAACAAATACGATCAAACATTAGGTTATTCTCCAAATGCTTATAATTTACAAGAAGCAACAAGAAATGGAATTGTTTTCCCTTCTTTGGATCCTTCTATTTTTGAAATAAAATACCCAGATAATGATATTATTGGTAGAGTGAGGGCATTCGGATGATTTATACACTATACGCTCAAAAAGATACAACTATTTATGAAAAATTTGAAACACTTAATAGCGGATTAGATCCATTATTGGAATTATCTCACGAAAAAGCATCTACATCATCTTTAGTTTATAATAGTCGTGTTTTAATGAAATTTGACATGAGTGAAATAGAAAGTAGAGTGGATGCTGGTAAAATTTCTCAAAACGCAAAATACTATTTATCATTACGTTCTGCTGACGTTAGAGAAATACCACAAGAATATACTGTTTATGCTTATCCATTGAGTTCTTCTTGGACAAACGGAACTGGAAAATATTTTAATAATCCAATAACTACCGATGGCGCTTCTTGGAAATATAGAACATCAAAGACAATAGGTGTTGAATGGGATATTCCACCTGCAATTTTAAATTATGAATGGGATAACGCTTCACTGACTTGGGTTGATGCTAATCTTTTATTTGGTGTAAACCTTTCAGCGTATGTTACCGCATCTTATAATTCTAAGGAAGGCGGTGGTACATGGTGGACATATGATAATGTAGAGTGTACACAATCGTTTTCATATGAATCTTCTGACATTTATATGAACATTTCTCAGATAGCAAAGAAATGGATAACTGGTTCTGGTAGATTTGTAAACGATGGCTTAATTATGAAGTTCAGTCAAGAACTTGAAAATTCAGGCGAAAGCTTAACAAGTCTTAAATTCTTCGGTACTGATAGTAATACAATATATGTTCCAAGATTACACGTTGTTTGGGACGATTCTATATTTATTACTGGAAGTTTAACACGAGTAGATGTTGACGGATTAATACCAAACATTAAGTTAAAGAAGTTTTATTCACAAGATGAAAAACCAAAAATAAAAATACATGCTAATAAAAGATTTCCACAAAAAAATTATACAACTGAAGCATATAATTTAACAAACTATTATTTACCTACTTCATCCTATTATGAAGTAAGAGATGCACATACTGATGAAGTAATTTTACCGTTTGATTATACTGGTTCAAAGATAAGTTGCGATGGTACAAGTAGTTATTTTAATTTATGGATGAACTCTTTTCAACCAGAACGATTTTATAGAATAGTATTAAAAGTAGAAACATCGGGCGGAGATAATGTTCAAATATTTGATAACAATTATTACTTTAAGGTTACGAGATAATTATGTTAGAACGTGATGCATTGACTGGTGGAATCGTAAGTTATACCGATGATAGTGAAATTCAAAATCAAGGAGTTCTTGACGTAGCCGTGTTAGACGGAAGATATATACGTAGAGATTTTTCTCGTATAATAGATACTACGTTTAAGTCACTAAAAGGTGCAGCTTCCGCGGAAGCAAACGTAAATAAGAAAATAAAAAGTATTCAAAATAGAGCTTTATTACCAGGTGAGTTGGAAAAAATAGCGGGTAGAAACTTACCAGATACGATATTAAGTGATACGGAAAAAGCACAATTTGCTAAAAAAGAATTTCTCAATACTATATCTAATTTGATTAGTATGGATAGTAACACAACTACTGGTATGCAATATCAAATGGATCAAATGAAAGAACAATTAGGAACTAAAGATTCTATTATAAGTCAACAAATACAAACAATTTCAAAATTTGATGATGTTTTATCATCGGTTTCTGCTGAAAGAGCACTTGCGGTTTCAAAAGCAGAAAGATTACGTGAAGCAAATGTTTCATTACAAAGACAAGCAGATGAAAAATTATCAAGGATACAAAACGAAGTAGTTGCTCAAAGAAAACAAGCAGAAAAATCAGCAACAGAGTTAAAAACTGCTTTGGTAGATAATATAAGTGCAACAAATACAAAACAAGATGTTGATATTGAACAACTTAAATTACAAAATTTACAATTACAACAAAATCTTGTAGACACAGCTAATGCAATATCTGATACAAAACAATCTATTATAGACTTACAAAATTCAGTAGATGCTGCTGCTGCAGCCGATGCATCTGGCTCTAATACACCACCACCACCGTCACCAGTCGGACCAACTACGGATCCTAATATATTAACCGCTCTTGGATTATTACCTGATCACGTTTCGTATGTTGACACTCCAAGCGGTAGAGTTATGAACGTGTTCAGAAGTGTAACTGTTTCATCACAAGCGGTAAAAAATGGGGCACTTATGGTAAAGTTCGGTGTTGTTAATGGAACATTTGATTGTTCTGGTGTTGGGTTAACAACTTTAGCAGGCGCGCCATCCAAGTGTTCTGAATTTAATTGTTCAAATAATTCGTTAATTTCATTACAAGGCTCACCACAAATTGTTTACGATGGAACAGTTGATTGTTCTAAAAATAAATTAAAAGATTTATTAGGTGGCCCACAAACTGGTGCTTTTACTAAATTAGACGGTGATGTTGCTACTGCACAGCGTAATACGTTTTATAGATATGATTGTTCAAACAATGAATTGAACACACTAAAGGGGTATCCTCAGACTTCTTCCGATTTAGGTGGAGCTACCGATGTTACGGTAATAATGGCGGATTTTAATTGTTCCAATAATCAGTTTCTTGTTGAAATCGATGGTGTAACTGCCACACCAGGAAAACAACCTATGAATATATTTAATGCAAGTAATTGCCTTCTTACTGACGCCTCGTTGGGGCGTTCTCAGATACGTTGGGCAACCTTAGAATTTAATGGCGCAAATCAACAAAATGGAATAAAATTAGACGCTAGTGTAGTTAAACAATACACAAAAGCAGTAACCGTTATAGTATAACATAGGATATTTTAATGTCAAATTTTAATTATACAAATATAGACTCAATACTTTTAGCAACGAATCCCATTCGTGGTTCAAGAACACGCTTATCTTCGGTTAGAAGAAAATTAGTTGTTCCTACATTGAATGATTCAGAAGATCAATATTTTGGTAGAGAATCTTCACTTGAATTGCACGTATTTTTAGCAAACACTACCTATGTTGATAATTCGTCTTTGTATGATGTTCCATTTAAAATAGAAGCAAGAAGTGAGATAATTACTTCGGGTGGTGTTACTGAAAAGGTTGATAGAAAATATGTTTTAATCGATGTACACGATCATATTCAAAATTTATTAGAATTACCACCAGACAATTATAAAATTGTTTATAACTTTTTTAGAAATCTTATTGGTGGTTCTACCGATGAAATCGGAAGATTATTTATAACAGAAATTTCACAGGATAGAAGAGAATTAAAATTAGCACTTAAATATCCAGAGAATACTGCTGCAAAAACCGATTTAACTAAATTTGTATTAAATTATCTTTCATCAACAACTTATCTACCACCTATTATATTAAATTTTGGTGAAAATTTAATAGTTGATGTTATAAATGTTACTTCCGATGGTGATGACACTTATTTTTATGTAAAATTATATGATGTGCTTCCACCTGAAATTGATTTATATTATGAATGCTGGTTAGGAAGTCAAATTCTAAAACCTTGGATAGATAATCTAGTTGTTAGAAGTCAACAAGCAATGGATATGATTCCTTATATTAAAGGACCAAATTTTGAAGTTGACTATGATTATTGGGTAAATACGGAAACTGGATATAAGTCTTGGAATGATTTATTATCAACCAATGTACAAACTTCTCAGGAAATTTTAAATAGATATGTTAATGATACTGGTTCTAGTGTAAAATTAAATGTTAATTATAGAGATTTTTCTAACTTCGTATTTTACTCTTCTGCTGAAGATAGATCTGCTAATTTCTTTTATAAACTTGGATTAATTGAAACATACAATACACAACTTTTATTATTGAATACATATACGGGTTCTGTTAGTGCAAATGTTATTAATGTTAAACATTTAAGAGATAAAATTGCCCAAGGATTTGATGATTTTGAAAAATGGATGTATTATGAAACAACGGCGAGTAATTTTTATACTAGTCAATCTGCTGCAATAATTACGCCATATCCAAAATATGAAGTTGATGCAACTTCTAGTGATTATCATATTTTAACAAAAGAGGGTAAATATAAATTATATTCTGTTTTATCTGATACTGGTATAGATTGGTATAATGATTTAGTTGATAATGGACTTGAATACGATTTAAAAAATTATAATTCATTACAAAAAGCAATACCAGAATACATACTAGACGATGGTCAGAGTGAACAATTCAAAACATTTGTAAACATGATTGGTCAGCACTTTGACATTTTATATTTATACACGGATCATATACTAAAGAAAAACACAAGAAAAGAAAATCCAAAAGATGGACTTTCTCAGGATTTAGTTTATGAAACAGCAAAAAATTTAGGTTGGACACTTTCAAGTGGAACTCAAACAAAAGATATTTGGGAATACGCACTTGGATTAAGTGGAAGTGGTGAACCTATTTGGACTGGTAAAACAACAATAAACAAATATCTTTCAAAATCAGAAGAAGACAGAACAAAGGAAGTTTGGAGAAGAATATTAAATACTCTTCCGTATGTATATAAAAGTAAAGGTACTTCACGAAGTATAAAGGCATTACTTTCCGCATATGGAATTCCTTCAACTATTCTTTCAATTCGTGAATATGGTGGTCCTGATAATGCAGACTTTGGTAAAATTCCAAGAGTAGAGTGGGATAAACAAACATATTATCTTAACTTTTTAGGAAGTAAGCAGCAACCACCCACAAATCAGTATGTTCAAGTTCCTTGGGAAAAAGTAAATAATGCAAGTAGTCAATGGCAATATCCCGATACTTTGACTTTCCGTTGGAAAATGTACGATACAAAATATTATCCATATGTGGATAATAAAGTTCAAACTATTTTACAAAAACAATCTGGTAGTAGATTAGATTGGTATGTAACAATAGCAAACGATGGAACTGATTATGACAAAGGAAGTTTAACTTTCCATATGCACGATGGGGCCAGTGCATATAAATCTGCTTCAATTACAGACCAATATTTGTATGATGCTGTACCACTAAATATTATGCTTCAAAGACGAGTTTCAACCGATTTAACTTCTTCAAATCAAATTTATGACTTGATTCTTAAAACAGGAAAATACGGTAAGATTGTAATTGAACAATCAGCAAGTATTATTATAAGTGGAAGTGTAAGTGGTAGTTATAATCAAGCATGGGCGTCTGATGGACAATTATATATTGGTTCTGGTTCAAATCCACAGACTGATAAAATTCTATCTGGTTCAATTTTTGAATTAAGATATTGGTCTAATATATTAAAAACTTCTTCTTTTGATAATCATGTATTAGCACCGAGGGCATATAATTCTAATAATCCAACTGGTTCTTTCTATGATTTACAAGGACAATGGCAATTCTGGAAAAAATTCGATGCTGCGGTAACTACTAGCTTTATAAGTAGTCACCCCGATCAAACCAAGAAAACATTTTATTCTTCTTCTAAAACAGCGTATCTAAATGGATTTAATACTTCATCGTTTGAATCTTTAGCCGAAACATATAATATGGAAGTTGCTACAATAGCAAACAATACGCCATTTACTGAAAAAGTAAGAATAGATTCCGCTTCATTACAAGATTCGTTGCAGACTGACAAGTCGGTAACGGTAACTCAGTTTGATAAATATTCACTCGATTCAAGTAAATTGATGGTTGCATTTTCACCTCAGCACATAATAAATGAAGATATTTATGAATCTTTAGGATACACAGTATTAGATGATTATTTCGGTGGTTATGATTCTGTTAATTTAGAGGAATATCCAGATTTAAAATTCTTAGCAAAAGAATACTGGAAAAAATATTCAAATAAAAATGATTTTACAGCATATATTGATTTAATAGCAAAATTTGATTTTAGTATATTTGATCAAATACGTCAAGTTTTACCACTTCGAGTAAATGAAATATTGGGTTTAGTGGTTGAGCCAAATGTATTAGAAAGATCTAAAGTAAAAACTACAAGAGATTTTGCAGTAGAAAAATCAGATAGTGTAGAAACAAATGATATTTCAACTTTAGGTGCACCATCATTAAAATTGAATAAAGTTAAATCAACTGTTACTATTGGGTTTGATGAAAATTATGATAGTGAAATTTTAGAATACGGTGGTGAATTTGAGATTGGAAATACATTTGAAACGGAATTGCAGGATATTAATGGTGAAAAAGATATTAATTATATTACTACTTCTAATTTAAGTAAAACGAGTGGAAGTGTATTTATACCTAAAAAATCTTTTATAAGTGAACATAACAAACTAAAAACTTTTATAACTGGTTCTAAAATAAAATCATTCGTTGCTAACGTAAAAGGAATTGCTGCTAATGTTAATCTTAAACCAGTAGTTTCAACAAAAGATATAGATGGGAAAACTACATTCTGGTATACACCGGATATAGTTGGTACAATTTCAATAATACCAATTCCATCTGAGTATGTTAATAACACAACAACAATTACGCCAAATGAAACAGAGCAAACTACTGGTACATTTGATCAAATTGATGCTCCAATTAACATTGGTGGACATTATCAAACACCTGAGCCAGTTTATTCTACGATGGAAGAGTATGTAAACAACCAACCAAGTTCTTATATTTTTGTTGATACTGACTATGTTAATCCAGATGATTTAAGAACTGCACAACAAAATTATATGTTTGCTGGTTGTAAACTTGAAGGTAATAATGGCGAAGGAATTAATGATGTAACATATCCAGCGGTAACGCCAGGTGGTGGAGCAATTGTAGAAGTTACTACTACTGACACACTTGAGGATGTTTCTTTTATTATAGAATAAATAATAAAAAAAATGTAGAAAATACTATCGGTTTCATATTTATAGTTTGAGAACATACCCATTGTTTTGTGGGCTACATTAATTTGTCATATTGAAATAATATTAAATAAAAAGGAGTATGGTATGGGTTATTTAAGTAATAATGGTACAGTAACCGTTGACGCAATTCTTACTAAAAAGGGAAGAGAGCTTTTAGCAAAAGGTGATGGTAAATTTAGAATCACACAATTTGCTCTTGCAGATGATGAAATTGATTATGATTTATGGAATCCGAATCATGGCGGTGGTTCTGCATATTATGGTGTTGTTATTGAAAACACGCCAATTACTGAAGCTGTTCCTGACGAAACTCAATCAATGAAATATAAATTAGTTTCTTTACCAAAGGGAACAATATCAATTCCGTATTTACAAACAGATGACGGTACTACTTCATATTCATTTAATAATGCAGATCCTGCTGGTACTCAAGGTGCTGGATTAGGTTATAAAGCAGTTAACATATTAACACAACAATACACTGGTATACCTGGTCAATTCACTCCACAAACAGCTCAAACATACACCGTTACTATATTAGACACAACATATATGGAACTTTGGGCTTCTGCTCCTGCATCTAGCGATTTAGCATCTACAATGTCTGGTAATTCTAAAACTATATCAAGAGTTCCAGAAACAAGGTTAGGAACAAAGTTTGGTTTAAATATTTTAGTTTATGGAAAAGACAAACTCGGTACTGGAACAAAAAGTACAAAAGTTATTGTTACAAATGAACAATTTGGTTCAAGACTTGTTTTGAACTTTACATATTCATGGACTGGTACAAACGATACGAGTAGAAATTTAATAAGTTTGCAGCAAGCAGGTACTTATAAAGCATAAATGTTTTTTAAAATAAAAAAGATAGGAAATTAAAGATATGGCATCAGCACCGCAAATATTTTTCCCAATAACAACTATATCAGATACATTTGGTAATTATGGTTCTATGATTTATACAACTACACCAACACGGCCACTTTGGGGTTCTAATATTGGGTTTACATTAAATAATTTTTACACAAGTTCTTTACAAACAGCAACTTCTAAACAATATTATTATGAAGTGTGGGCATCTGCCTCACTAACGTGTAACGATGAAAGAATGTTTGCCGTAGCGTATGGTAACATAAGTGGATCTGGTTCATCGTATGATACTGATGATACTTCATTAACAGGCGATACACCAACCAGAGCTATATATAATCAACATAGATTACTTTGTTTGGATGGTGATGAAGTTGGATTATTATTATCTGGTTCGAGAGCAACAGAGCTTTTGACAAATACACCATTGGAACATTTTTATGCAGTTTCAATTAATCGTGATAGATTTGGTGATAAATTAGATCCAGGTAATTTCCAATTAAATGTTGCTGAATTGAGTGGTTCTTATGTTGAAATGCAATATCACACGGGAAGTAATGTTAGGGTGAAACCTGCTGGTAAATTAATTCATCTAATCGATGACTCTGGTGATATTAGTAATAACGCGTTAGAATATAATGAATTAGTAGATGATCCAAAAGCGTTATCAAAACCAAGAGCGATTGTTAGTGGAAGTATTTCAAACGGTATTTATAATAATGGTGCTTCCATCAATGGTGGTAGGGAAATTTATGGAGTGGTTTATCCTAGTTTAGGTACAATGTTATTATCTGCTGATGTACTAAATAAATCAGCGTCATTTAATAGTTTTACAGCAAGTAATGCTAACGGTGATAATGCACATAAATTATTTACAGCGATTTCTGGTGCGTATGAAACCCATACCGCTGGCTTCCAAGCTAGGTCAATTGACATAAAAAAATGTCAACAATATTATATTAGTGTAATGCCAACTTTGGATGGGTTTGGAACATCAAATCCAACATGGATATTACCACCTGATAGTGAAGATCCATATGTACCAGGTGGAACTGTGACTGGCTTAATAAAATATCCAGATATGCGATGGAAGGGGGATCCTAATACTGGTACACCTGGACAAACCGTTGTTTACGTAACTTCAATTGGTTTATACGATGATAACAATAATCTATTGGCGGTTTCAAAATTAAGTGAACCAATAAAACATGAAAATAGTGATATGCTATCGGTTACAGTTAAGTTGGAGTATTAAAAATGTATCATAATCTTCCAACAAACACGATGATGTCAAATTTAGATCGAACTACAGCTATTGGAAATAGCGGTATTAACGGTGGATTGAGTTTCAAGGAGTTTGATGCCTCTTCTGTTAACAATTATCAAAGACAAGTTGTAACAGCACCTCTTTGGTCAGGTGGACAAGCAAGTTTACGTAATATGTATACAAGTTCTACTCAGTCTTCAAATGAGAAAAGATATTATTACGATGTTTATAATAGTCAATCTAATAGTCAAGGTTCTGCGATTCAATTCTCTGTTGCGTATGGTGATTTGAATGGTAGTGGTTCATCTACTGGATCAACGGGCACAAACGTATATGATTATCCAACAAAAGCAATTTACTCTCAATATCGTCAATTATTATTAGAACCAACCGTTCCTTTATTTACATTTGAAAACGGTGAAACATCAGGATATGTTTACGTAATTAATGTTAACCGTAGTAGATACAAGGATAGAATAGATACTAATACATGGCAACTGTCTTTGGCAGAACTAAACACTACCGGTACTGTTTCTTCTTCAAATAAAATTGTCACACTTATAGATGATGCAACAGCGTCAACTACAGAATTAGCAACACAAGGTGGTAGAGTATTTAATATTAGAAGTGGAAGTCTTTTAAATGGAATTTATACAGCAGACACAACACCTTGGGGATTATTTTATCCAGATAATGGTATTATTGTTTTGAATGGTAAAGCGTTAGATACTTCTGCTTCTTTTGCAACACCCCGAAGTCCTGCTACTGCAAGTGGTGATGACTCTGCTAAAAAATTATTCACAGCAATTAGTGGAGCAATGACAATTAGTTCAACAACTGGTTCATTCACCGCTAAAACAAGTGAGATGTATGCAAGTACATATTATTTTGCAAGACTTAATAATAATGAATTTAACTATACAAGTAATCCAAGTTTTTATTCTGGTAGTACAAACATAGTTAAATGGGCAGGAATGTACGATAATCCAAGAACATATGTAACATCTATTGGTTTATATAATGATACTTTTGATTTACTAGCGGTAGCTAAACTAAATCAACCAATTGCAAAAACATTCGATAAAGAAGTTTCAATAAAAATAAAATTAGATTTCTAAGGTAAATATGGATCAATACTTTAACTTATCGGAAATTCAATCACTTCAAGCAGCGTATGCCGCGTTTTTACAAAACGATGGACCTGTATTAGAGGGTCATATCTTGAGTATGACTTTATTATTAGAAGATCCAAACGAAGGGCTTCGAGTACGGAATGCGTTGAACACCAACGAGCCATATCAACGTTCGGTTACTGTTTGGGTTAACTTAATAAATCTTTTTACCATTTATAAGGATTGGTTATTATCAACCACTACTCAAACATATATAGATTGGTCTAATGATGTTTTTGATGATTATGGTGAAAAACCATATATAAGAGTGCAACGGGCATATACTATATTAGATGGTGATAGTGGATTTAAGAATGACAAAAGCGGAGCCATCTGGAGTATGTTCAATGGCCCTGGCCCTATGGGATCACCAGGTATCAGACCTACAATGCCACTTCCTATGATTGGAACACCCATACCCATTAACAATTCCGCTTCCAAATGTGCACCAGAAGCTTGGCATTGGCAATTCAGACCAAAAATAGTTCAATTAGAACCAGAATTTGTCAATAGTGTTCCAGTTGGAAATAAAATAGCTTTAGAATATACATTATATAAATGTTGTCCAGCGTTTAGTTCAAACGGATACCCAGTTCCTTTGCGAGGTGCAACCGATCAATTTGTTGTTAGAATACCAGCAAGGTTACTTGCAAATGCAGAACCATGTCCAGACGGAAATCCTGGTAAAATAACATATAAGAGATACTTTGATATTAGAGATATTGTAGAAAAGTTATATACTTCTTTAGATATAATACATGATGATAAAACTAATCCAGCATTTCTTTTATTACAATATATGCTTGGAAATAAAAACATATATCCAGCTAATGTTGACTTATGTGCTACAGCTACTTACAACACACAAAAAAACTACACATTACCGTTTGGTGATTTTGGTCCTTATGGTGCTATTAAATATTTGACTTGGGGAAGCAATCAACGTGATATGCAAACAGCATACCCTGGTTATGTGTCTGTAGTTCCTGGTTTTACAAATGTTATAAATGTTGCAACTCAAGTTACAAGTAATCCTAATAATATTATATTAGAAAGATTTTTGTCTGATGCAGGATTTGGATCAGTTAATTTATTGAATAGTACAACATTAACAGACCCATCGGTATCTGTTATAAAAACTTTCAATGAATCAGTAGGTGGTGGTACATTATTAATATCCGCTCAAGGACAAGGTTACGCAGAAAAATGTGCTGATGTTACTATAACACCTCCAATAAATCCAGTTGGAAGTGTTACTGTAGATTCTTGTCTTTCTCCATATATCAAAATCGGGACCGAAAATAAATTCCAATGGTCATTGGCATTAGAAGACACACCTATTTTTCAAGACATATATGATTTTAGAAATGATTATGATGATAATACTAAATTATTTAGAGATTTAGAATTCGCATTTCCAACTTCTCTTGCTGATAATGCAGCGGTTATTATACGTAACAGAGGACGTTTCATTTTTGAAGATAATATAAATATTCAAAAAACATCGATGAACAAAGTGGAAAGAAAATCCATTTCAAGTAATCCATGTTATACCGCAACTGCAGAAACTTTTAGATTGGACATAAAGCGAAAAAGAAAAAGATATATTAAAGTACAATGTGGTGCAGTAGAAACTACTGGAACCAACGGTTCATTAGGTATAGCTGTTGTTTACTTCGCTGAAAGTGCAACGAGTGATTCAAAGTTTGCACCGCCAACTATTACAACTGATATAGATGATTATTTATTCCGCATTGATTTTACAAGAAAAGATGCACTAGGTGGTGACTCTGGTGAAACTACTCGTGGTAAACTTGCAACCTATTTAGCAGTTCAGAAATACGGAAAAAATAATGTATTTAAAGAAGATTCTGGACCAAAAGCAGGTCAATTATACATTTTTGAAGAAGGTTATTATCCATTATATAGTAGTGATAGAACAAGAGATTTTGTTTCTGAAATATCAGACATTAACACAATAGAATTTACTAAAAATAACTTAGGTTGTGTTCCCGATGAGTATTGTGTAGACAAAGGCTGGACTCCAGACCCAACAGATTTATGTGGATGTGTTGAAGTTAGTGTTTATGAATGCTACGATGTTTATCCTGCACTTGAATATTTAGATGGTAATAGAATTAAAAGAACAATACCTGAACGATTAATATTAAAAATATTTCCGTTTAATCCAGATTATCCGTTCTTAACAAAAGGACAACGAGTAGTTAGTACACGAAGAGCTAGTTCTGCAATATGTAATCCAAGTATTGCTAAATTATATCATCCATTACTTTACGGTGGTGATATTTTACCTGGTGTATCTAAGAATCAAGTGTACGGTATATTCAATGGTTCTTCTTCTCTTGATTGTTATTACACAAGTTCAACTCAAACTACAGCGTCAAAACAAATATATTACGATGTACTTGGATGTAATACGTGTGTTGTAACTCCTTTTTATGCAGTAGCATACGGACATTATGAAGGTTCTGGTTCAATAGGATATAACTATGATTATAGTGATAGTTCTACCAAAGCAATATACTCACAGTTTAGATTGTTAGGAATGGAAGCAACACAATCAAGATTTATGTTCTTGGATTCTGGATCAGCAAATACTCCAAAAGATGTTTATGTTATAAACTATTATAGAAATGGACTTTCACATAAATTAGATTTAGGTAATTTTGAGATAAATTTAGCTGAATTGAACGGTACTGCATATCCG